CTAAAGCCTCTGGAGACACTTTAATTGGTGCTACTAAAAGACTACAATCAGCTTGGGACGAGTTTGTTTTAAGCTTATCTGAGACTGATTCCTTTATGGCTAGGATAACTAGAGGAGCAGTAGAATTAGGTACTTCGTTTTTAGAACTTATCACTGATTCAGAAGAATTAAGTGAATCAATGGAAAAGCAAAGGATAGAGCTTAACGTTTTAATATCTAGGATTACTGACGCTAATATTAAAGAAGAGGATAGAATAGATCTTATACAGCAACTAAACAAAGAGTACCCTGAGTTTTTAGGCAACTTAAACGCTGAAACAGCTACTAACGAAGAGTTAGCTATGAGATTAGGTGAAGTTAACCAAGAGATGATTAATAAAATTGCTCTTCAGTTACAAGATGAAAAATTACAAGAGAAACTTAAAAAAGCAGCTAAATTACAAAATGAGATATTTGAAGAAGAAGGTAAAATTAGAGCTAGAATCATAGAACTTAATGAAGACTATAATTTAGGGATAGCTACAACTGGAACCTCTTTTGAGAGGATGGCAAGCGCTGCTAAATCAGCTTTAGATGCTCAGACTATAATCACTGATAACTTCAAAACTGGTTTACCTACAGTAAATTCCCAAGGTAGAGCTAATGACAAATTAAGTAACTCGTTAATGTTCTTAAAAGATATTCAAGAAGACTATAACGAAGCACAACAAGAAGCAATTGACCTTCAAACGCAAAGACAAAGACTTGTTGAGTCTTTATTCGGTGGTGAAGACCCTAATGCACAAGCTGACCCTACTACTCCTGACGTAAGTACTACGGGGGATTCAAAAGCTACTAAGAAAACAGCAGAAGAGTTAGAAAAACAAAGGAAGCTTTACTTTGATCACGAAAGACTTAAGATAATGGTCTTAATGGATGGTGAAGAAAGAGAATTAGCTTTGATTGATCTTAAATACGAAAAAGAAAAGCAGAAACTCACAGAAGCTGGTCTAACAGAAGCCCAAATATTAGAAGCTAATGAGAGAGATAAGGAAGCTATAAGGCAGAAATATAGAGAGAAAGAAGAAAAAGCAGAAGATAAAAAACAAAGAGACCTTAAAAAGCTTAGAGATGCTGAAGCGAAATATGATAAAGAACAATTAAAAAAGAAAAAAGCGGACGCAGAGAAAGAAGCGGAAATTAATAACTCTAGATTTGATTCTGCGGCTAGTTTAGTTAATTCTACAATAGCTTTACTAGATAGAGATGAAAAGTCTAGAAAAAAGAACGGTAAACTCATAAAAGCTCTAGCTATTGCAGAGATTGCCATTAACACACAAAAAGCTTTAATGAATGTAGAAGTTAACGAGAAATCGCCTTTATTTTTACCTAACTTATTTACGGGAGGTTTAGCTGGTTTAACTATTGGTACTGTTCAAAAAATAGCTATAGCAGCACAAGGTATAGCAAGTGCAGGAATTGTTGCTAGCCAAAAGTTCGCTAAAGGTGGTATCTTAAGCGGTCCAAGTCATGCACAAGGCGGTATTAAAACTAATCTAGGCGAGTTAGAAGGTGGTGAAGCTGTTATTAATAAAAAGTCTACTGCTATGTTTGGCGGTGCTTTATCTGCTATAAATGAAGCAGGAGGAGGTAAGAAGTTCGCTAAAGGTGGAGTTTTAGGAGTGCCTTCGACAGTTAATACACCAGACACAACAAATAGCCAAGTACTAAGAGCAATTAACAATATTAATATTAAACCTACAGTAAGTGTGGTAGAGATTAACGACGCACAAACTAGAATATCGGAAATTCAAAACAATTCAACATTATAAAATGAGAGAAGAACTAGCAAAATTAACAGGAGTAGACAGAGAAGTTATAGATAAGCTTTTCAATGAGTTTTTAATAGATGGTCAAGCAGCTAGTAGATACATCGTTAGAAATGAATTTAAGGAAATTAAAAAAGCGCAACCTAAAAGAAGCAACCCCGATATATACTTTGAATTATCGGAAAAGTATAGAGTGAGCGAGTCTACTGTTTATAAGTGGGTGACAAATTATACACAATTTTAAAAACCGTAATTTTTTTTATTCATAATTAATACTATAATTGAGCAATATGTGGTACAACGCACAGAAAACAAACAATTTAGTAGAGGTTGACCTATTCGACGAAATCGGGGGATGGGGAATCTACGCTAAAGAATTAAAAGATGAATTATCTTCTATAATTGGAAATCCTACCGAGGAAGTAGTAGTTAACATTAACTCGCCTGGTGGTTCTGTCTTTGAGGGTATTGAAATCTATAACTATTTAAAAGGGTTGCCTAATAAAGTAACTGTAAAGATTAACAGTTTAGCTGCTAGTATCGCTACGGTTATCGCTTTAGGTGCAGATGAATTAGAGATTAGTGAAAGTGCTTTCTTTATGATTCATAACCCATGGACAATGGCAGGCGGTGAGTCTGAAGATTTAAGGAAACAAGCGGACGTACTAGACAAGATTAAAGAAACTATCTTAAACATCTATAAGAAGAACTCAAATCTATCCTTAGAGCGTTTAACTTCTTTAATGGATGAGGAAACATGGTTAACAGGTTCGGAAGCGTTAGAGTACGGATTTGCTACTAGATTAACTGAAGGAATGAATGTAGCTGCAATGGCTACTACTGAAATAGTAAATAATTTTAAAAATAAACCAAATAGCTTACAAATGGCAGAAGTACAAGAAGCAGTAGAAACTGTTGAAGAGGTAACTGTAGAAGCGACTGAACAAGTAGAAGCAGTAGAAACTGTTGAAGAAAATATTGAAGAGGTTGTTGAAGACGTTACAGAAGAAAAGGAATCTATCCTAAATAAGGTTAAGGTTTTCTTAAACAATAAATTAGGCGAAGCGTCTAACGAACTATCTGACAGATACGGGGAAGTTTCAAACGAATTAAAAGAAGCTAAAGAAGCTAACGCAGATTTAAGCAACGAAATCGAAGAGACTAGAAACGTATTAGAAGAGTCTTACAAAGCTATGAACTCTCTAAAGGATAGTATCGAAGCTAAAGAATTAGAGATTAAAGAGCTTAAGGCTAAACTATCTGAAACAGAGGGCGAAGAATTAAAGCCAGTTACAGAGGTTAAAAATGAAGTAAAAACAAAAATGTCTTTTAGAGACGTAGTAAAGAATAAATTAAATAAATAAAAATGGCATTAGATTTAGCAGGATTATCAAATTACACTTCTGAACACGCAGAAGAGTTTTTCGCAAAAGCAGTATTAAAGTCGAAGACATCGGCACAAATGAACATCCTAACAGGATTCAAACCAGGTACGCACAAGTTACCAGACTTTTCGCATGATTACGATTTGTTTCAAGACGGTTCAGCTTGTGGATTCAACGCACAAGGTGATTTAACAATTGAGCAAAGACAAATTATCGTAGAGTCTTTTAAAATCAATACTCAGTATTGTGTTAGAGACTTAGAAGCTAAGTTTACACGTCAAATCATGCCAGCGGGTCAAGAGTATGACGGTTTAGCACCAATCGAAGCAGGTTTATTAACTGAGCTTTCTAAAGGTATCGCTAAGGCTGTAGAATTAACTTTATGGAGAGGTAATAAAGCAACAGCACCGAACGCTGTATCTTCTTACGATTTAATGAATGGATTAGATAAAGTTATCGCAGATGAAACTGGTAACCTTGCATACGAAGGAGCTACAGGAGCTTTAACAATCTCTAACATTATCGGAGCAGTTGAAGAGCTTTACCAGAACTTAGGTGTAGACGCTTTTTCTGGAATTGAAGAAGAAAATGACTGGGTAGTTTTAATGGGTGAAGACAAAGTTAAGTTATACGAAAGAGCTTACAGAGATACTCACGGGGCTGTAGTTTACAACGCAGGATTCGAAAAGAGATTTGTGGACGGTACAAACATCGCTATCGAAGGTGTAGGAGGTCTTAATGGAACTGATAAACTAGTTTTAGCTAGACGTTCTAACTTAGTTTTAGCTGTTGATTTAGCTAATGAAGAGCAAGACTTAATGGTATACATGGACCAAGATATGGAAAATGTAAGGGTTAAAGGTAGATTTGCAATGGGTGTACAGTTACACTTCCCTTCTGAGGTTTCAGTAGATAACTACTAATAATAAGATTTAATAACGGGGGTCTTCGGACTCCCTTTAAAACATAATAAAATGGCAGAATGTTTAATTACAGCAGGTTGGGCGGGTCCTTCTTGCGATGAAACCTTTAATGTACCAGGTATTGAGAAGGATAAGATTTATGTAGGTAATAAATCAGAAATTGAAGCACTTACTAGCACAGTAGACGGAGAGCTTGATGGTATCACTTTTGAAGCGTCTAAAGGGCTTTTTGCTTTAACTGTACACAAAGATACAGCGTCATGGTCAGAAGAGTTACAAATCGGTGCTAACTCAGGTTATTACTATAACACTTCTTTAACTTTTAGAACTATCGACGGAGCTACTACAGTAAGAAACGCTATCGAAGATATGGTTGGAACTGCTTTAGTATTTGCAGTTAAAGACAAGAATGGAAGTTGGTTTATTATTGGAGAGACTGACGGCGTAGAATTGTCTGAGCAGACTAAAGGGTCAGGAGCAGCACCAGGAGACGACACAGGGGACGTATTGACGTTTACAGGTGTTAATAGAGGTAAAGTTAAAAAGTTCTTTAATACTGACGCAGCTACAACAGATACTACTTTAGCAGGTTACTTACTTTAATGGTTCGAAAGGCTTCCGCTTTTTTTGGGAATGGTTCGAAAGGGTTAACTATTAATAGTAAAATAAATTTAATGGTTCGAAAGGGTTAACTTTGTTTAGTAAAACTAATTTAATGGTTCGGAAAGTAGAAGTAGAATAAGAAGTAGAATACTAATAAGAAGTAGAAGTATAATATTAATATTAAGAGAGGGCGTTAAAACCCTCTTTTTTTGTATCTTAGAAAAAGTATTAAAAATATATATAATGGAAGATTTTAATAAAGAAGAAAAAGAAGTAGAGGTTTACACAGATTTAGAAACACCTACAAAAGTTTGGGTATTCAAAAACGTAAACAGAAAAGTTATTTTAGATAACTCAGTAGTTACTAGTGAAGACTTAGAAGCTAACCAAGGTTTAGCAGATATACTAATCTCTAAAGGTTTAAGCGACCTTATATGTTTAAAGTAAGACAGATTTACTATAAAGACTTACAAAGAATATTTAACATGAATAGAACGCAAGACTTTGAACCGTTACTAAACCCTACAAGTGATAAATACCTAGAGTCTGGTGTAATTAGGAGAATGTACGAATCTGGCGATTATGTAAACAATGACTACTACGGTGTAGTATCTCACAAATTCTATAAGAAAATACACAAATCAAGTGAATACGTTTTAAACACTATTAGTGAAGACGTAGACAACCCAGACGTTTATAGTTTCTTTTCTAAGAATCCTAAAATAAATTTAATAACACAAGGTCAGCAATGGCATGAACTTTATTTAGACATCTATAAGATAATTTCGGAAAGATTAGAATGGAATATTGACTTATCTGATGAATCGCATAAGATGGAAGGGATATTTTCTAACCATTGGATAGCTAACATACACACCTTTAAAGAATATTGTCAGGAGTACTTAATACCTGTAATGGATTTAATGGAGGATAACAAGCTTCTAAGAGACTTATGTAATCAAGACGTTAAATATATCAATGATGACAAGTTAAGCCCTGAGGAGTGCTTAAAAGTGTTTAAAAAGCCATATTACACATATCATTGCTTTATACTAGAACGCTTATTCCCTTTATTCTGTTATTTAACAAATAAAACCGTAAAACATATTTAATAACAAGCTTTTTTAAAATGCTTAATTTTTAAAGACTCTAAATTTATATAATTTAAAAAAAATGGAACAAAACACAGATAACAGTAATATATTTTTCGTCAACCTTACTACTAAATCAGTAACACCTGACGTTATAAGTAGAGGTAATAAGCGTAAGGAATACGTTTATTATGGTAAAGACAATTTATTTCCTCAATACCTTGTGGACCTTGCGGATAATTGTTCAATTCATAGAGCTTTATTAGATACTAAGTCTAAATTTATTAATGGTGGAGGTTTTGAGTTCATAGGTGATGACTCGCAGGTTTCTGCTGCTGAGTCTTTTCTGTCAAGGGTAGATAAAAACTTTTTACGTAATACATCTACAGATTTAGCCTACTTCAACGGTTTCTACTGGCAAAGTCTTTTCGAAAGAAGTGGTTTAGTAGCTAACTTAAAGAATGTTGACTTTAACTACATTAGAAGTGGCAAGATGAACGAAAATGGAGACGTAGACAAGTATTGGTTCAGTCCAGATTGGGCTTTTGCTACTAAGAAAAGTACGTTTAAACCAGAGGATAAGATCTACGAACCTAAACCAATTGCTGTTTGGGATACAGTAGATAGAGAGTTAAGAAGAGAAAGAGGTGAATTATTTAAAGGTCAATTTTATAGCCCTAACAAAGTGTTTTACGCAGAGCCTAGTTATTTAGGAGCGTTAAACTATATCGAAATTAGTAATCAAATAGCTGAATTTCACAAGAATAACCTGGATAATGGAATGGTAGGCTCTATGCATATTCATTTATTTGAAGACTTAAGCGACATTGAAAAGCGTAGAAAGGTTGAAAAGGCTATTAATAATAAGTTCACAGGAAGTGAGAACGCAGGTAAAGTAGTAGTAACATGGTCTACTAATCCAGACGTTAAAACTGTTGTAGATTCAATACCAGTAAACGACTCGCATGAAATGTTTACCTTGTTAAATACTAAGGTTAACGAAGAGATAGTAATATCACATAGAACGCCTTTAGCTTTAGCAGGTTTAAAAGTGGCAACAGGTTTACAGTCTGATGATTCAGTTACTAAAAACGCTATGGAATACTACCAAAACACAGTTATAAAACCACTTCAGCAGTTAATAGAGGAGTCTTTTGATACTATTCTAGAAAGAAACGGTATTAACGTAGAGACTAAAATCAAACCTTTAAAGCCTGTTGATTTATTTGCTAGTGAAGAATTGATTAGTAGAACTATGACTATTAATGAGGTTAGAACACAGATTTTAGGTGTTGAAGAATTAGAAGAGGGTGGAGACGTAATAATTAACGAAGCAACGATAGACTAATGGCATTAGATTTAGGAATATTTTTAGAGGGTTCGCAAAGTACTTTTAAGGTTAAGGTGTCTGAAAACGACGCACAAGCTCAATTTTTACTAGACAAGTTCATTAGTTCAGACGGTTCGGTAACTATTACAGAGACTAACGACGGAGGAATAGAGACTATAGATTTAGTAGCTGGTGGAGGTTCTCCTTTAACGACTAAGGGCGATTTATTTACCTATTCTACTGCGGACGCTAGATTAGGAGTAGGAGCGGACGGAGAAGTTTTATTAGCTGATTCTGCTGAAGCTACTGGTTTAAAGTGGGGTACTATTTCCGCTGATAATATGGCTACAGCTGACCTAACCTTAACTGGGAATAGAACTCACGATTTAGCGGGATTTGATTTAACAATAACAGACGCTACTAATGGTGATGTGTTAAACCTTAGAGCAGATGGTTCTTTCGCTTTAGGTGAAAATATAACAGAGGGAGCAAGTGCGTATAAACAATACAATACGCTCATAGGTAGTGGAGTAAGTGTTAATAACGGATACTATTTAACCATTTTAGGTCAAGGCAACAGTTTCAATACTACGGGAGATTTGAATTCAAGAACAACTATTGTAGGTTCAGGAAACTCTGTTAAAAACAATGGCTCTGTATATAACACTATCGTTGGTGACAACAATAGTCTTGGCAGTTTAACAGGTTTAAATTTTTCTGTAGTAGTAGGTAACAATACAACTACTGCTTCAGGTATTACTTCAAGCAGTAATATTATGTTAGGAGGTTATCATTATGTAAATAGCTCAAGTTCTATTAACATAGGTAAATATTTAAGGTCAAACGCGAGCCAAGCCCATATTTTTGGTGGGTACGGAGGTAATGTGAGGTTACAGAGTAATGTTGGTCAATCTTTCTTTTTTGGTTTCAATAATGGGGTAGTAGACGCTAACAACTCTACGGTTGTAGGCTCTCAATTACTTTTATCAAGATTAAGCGATTCGTGGTTAAAATTATACAACGGTACTAATTTAGGTATTAACACTTTCAGTCCAACAGCTAAACTAACTGTTAAAGGCGAAGGCTCAACAAATGCTACTTCTACCTTATTAATAGAAAATAGTTCTGGAACTGATGCCTTAGAAGTTAGAGATGATTCAATAATAATTATGGCAAACCTTCCAACTGCTTCAGCAGGACTACCTACTGGAGCTTTATGGAACAACTCAGGAGTATTAACAGTAGCTTAATAAATAAACAATAATAATGGCAACTTATTTTAAAATAAACGAAGCAGTAGAGACTTCAAGCGGTATAACGGTTACCGGAGCGTATTTAAACGCTATCGTTCACGTTAATAACCTATCTTCTAACGGTGCTATATCTATTGATATACCGTCTAAAGCTGATTTACAAGCTATCGAAGATAACGCAGATAGTATTTACTTTAGAAAAGTAGGAACTAAGGAAAAAGTAGGAGCTATTTCTGGTTATTCTTTAACTCCGGAGCAGTTAGCGCAGATGGACTTTATTAACGGAATTTGGGTAGAACCGGTTAAAGACGCTTTAGTAGAGTACTTAGGAGTAACTAGAGAAAACTTAGAAGTAGTAAACGTATAATGAATAACGATAGAGAAGAAATATTAGAAGTAACTAAAGCTAGTTTTAAGGTATTCGACGTGCCTACTAGATATAGACTTATGATATTAAAAGCCTTCTCTAGTTATGAGTGGGATTTCGAGGATAAGTCTGACGGGTTAACCTTTTTTAATACCCGTTGGTCTAACGAGTTTCACCCGGTATTCGTTTGGCACGATTTCGCTATGCAGAATAGGGAAACTTTAAAAGGTTCGGAAAGTGTAACTACTTACGTAAGAAATACTAATCTTACCTTAAAGAAGCTACTAGAAATATATAATTTTAGTATATTAAAGCAATGGGCTTATCCGGTATTGGCTACCCTAGCTTTTAAACTATTTAAACGATAAAAAAATGACAGAACAAGACTTAAAAAACATTGAAGTAGTATTCGCAATCGCTAGGAAAGAACTAGCATTAGATGAGAATCAGTTAGTAGAGATTATTAATTTAAAAAAGAAAGTTTTAAACGCTTTAACTCCTGAAGAGGAGGCGCAAAAATAAATAGAATTATGTTAGACTTAGACAGTTTATTCAAGTACGTAGTAACAGGGGGTGCAGCAGTTGTAGCCTACTTTTTTAAGAGTATACACAAAGGCATAAAAGACCACGAAAGTAAAGTAGAGGGCTTACAAATAAATATGTCTAAGTTAGAAAACAGACTAGAGTTAGTTGATAATAAAACGTCGGTACAGGTAGAGAAGTTGGAAGAGCTTAGTAAAATGCAGTTTGACCAATTACATATGGAAATTAGAGATTTAAAGAAGTCTATAAATATTATCAATGTAAGCATTCAAGAATTAGTTAAAGGGAAAATAGTGTAGATATGAGTTTAGCAGAGACGAAATTAATTACAGAGCAGGAGGTTAAGAATTGGACAGATATTAGTAATAATGTGCAGTCTTCTAATTTATCATTCGCAATAACAATAAGTCAGGACTTATTTATAAGAACCGCCTTAGGTGAGAAATTGTACGAGGAGTTATTAGACCAAGTACAAAACAATACTTTAACAGCTTTAAACACTACGTTACTTAATGGTGATGGTAGACTTTTTAGAGGTGTTAAAAAAGGTTTAGCTTGGTGGGTAGCTTACGAGGTTTACCCTTATTTACATTCTAAAGTATCGCCTACGGGTATTCAGTCTAAATCTACAGACGAAGCAGTAAGTATTGATAGTAGAGCTTTAGAGATGCGAAGAAACAACGCAAAAAAGAAAGGCGAGTACTATATCGACCAACTTATCTGTTATATGAAAAATAATACTACAGACTATCCATTGTTTAGAGATAGTGATAACTGTTGTACAGATATTGCTTATGATGGTTATGGTAATAGTGGAATTATCACAGATGACGAAAGTTACTTAGACGAATATAAAAGAAGTAAAGGTTTAAACAGAGAAGACTTAATATAATGGCGATTGAGATAACAAACAGCGGTGGACTTTTTAAGATTAAAAACACCTCAAATGGCAGTATTAAAGCCATATCAAAGGATGACGTAAGGTTTGAGTTAGATAATGAATTAACTATTCTAAAGGGTGCTAAATACCCTGTACTAGTTATTAAAAGCTCTAGCGAAGTAACTACGCCAGATTCTACAGACTTAAATGATTTATTAACTAAATTAAATAACTTAACTTAATGGCAACAATCTCAAAAGAAGGTGGACAGCTAAAAATAGTTAAGGGGTCGGATATATTTTCCATTCCCTTAGATGATGTACACTTAGAGTCGGTAAATGCTGACTCTTTATTATTTAAGCAAAACAATGCGCCAATCATTCAGCTTTTACTGACTGATATAACTAGCCCAACATTTACAAGCTTAGAAGACTTAGTAGAGCAGATAGGAGGTTTTGCTTCTTCGTCTGGCGTTGGTGGTGAAGTTGCTAACTCTGGTTATTCGCATACGGGAGCGTTCGCAGGTAAGCCTTTAAGTAATAATTACGTTTGGGAAGCTGGAACGGGTATAAGTTACAGTCAAACAGACGTTAATAACCAAGTATACAAAGTACTTTCTTTAGATAACGACGTACATTTAGCAGTAGATAACCCTTATTGGGCTACTCCAGATGTTAGCGGATTAGATAACGTGGGATTGTTTAATGGTTACGCTTTACCTAATGACGTAACAAGTTTAGTAGATTATACTTATGACTTCGATACTGAGTACCCAAGTTCAACGGGAACAGGCTTTGAGGGTTCTACGGGTAGAATTAAACTAAACGATTTACAATATGGAGATCAGATTAGAGTACGTTTTGACTTTAACGTAATACCGCAGATTGCTAATACAACCGTAGAGCCTGCGTTATGGTATTCGAATAGAGATGATAACGATAACATCACTTTTACATTTCCACTTACTACTCAGCCTATATTTTATGGTGGCGGTACTGTAGGGAATACGTATTTAAACAGAGTAGAGATTTCAGCTTGGGTTATAAGTAACGAAGATGTAAACGCTTTAACATTACCAGCTATTAAATCGGACAATCCTATAATAATTCAGCCTTTAGGATTATTAATAACAGTAATAAGATAATAAAATGAGTATAAAGATTAAAAGAAACGAAGCAGGGAACTGTATAACCTTTGAGGGGTCTTCTAACCCAGTTTACTGGAATAGCTGTTTAAGTGGGGAAATAGATAGTAGTGACAATACGCTAGTTAATATTATTAATGATATCAGAACAGCTGAAAACGGAACGCCATTTTACGAGTTTTTCAGAATACCTTATACAGAGTTTTTAGATGCTAATGGTAGTAGCTTTGCTAGTTCTTCAGATACAGTAGATTATATAAATCAAGAAGCAAACGTATTAGAAGCAACTTTAGCGGGGTTTCTTAACTTAGAAAATGTATCTGGTACTAACGATAAAGTAAATTTAACAAGCGTAACGAGTCAAGAGAAAATAGGAGGAGGTATTAAGTTTACTGCTGGTAGCAATATTGAATGTGGGCAACCTGTTTTTTATAATTATAGCTCTACGGGGGTTGTTACTGCTGTATCTGCTGGTACTTTACCATCTCAACACGATTACATTGGAATAGCTTTAAAAACAGTAACAAGTGGGCAAGGTGTTAACGTATTAACTAAGGGGCTAGTAACTGCTAAAAGAGATACTACATTTTTAACAAGTTCGGAAACCGTAATACTAAACAACACTTCCAATAACACTATTAGGAACTTAACTAACAGTACTACTTTTGTAGATAGTGGAGATACGGGAGGAGACTACAATAGTAACGAAAACTATAGTATAACTTTTGATGCTCAATTAGGGTACACGGTAAAAATGACAATAAATGACTTTAGATTTGAGCATACAAGTACTAGAATGTACGATAGACTAGGGGTACAAGGTTCTAATGATGGTGTTAACTTTACTAATTTAAGTGTTCCGTGGTTTCAAAAATCAGCTACATCAACACCGACTTGGAGCGAGTTTTTTGCTAATAATAATTCTTGGAATAGTACAGGTGCAGACAATGGTTATATATTACCGAAAGATACAACCAGGGCTATATTGTTAGGCGGTGTACCAAGTGGTACTTTCCCAGCAGAGGTAGATACTGGATATAGATATATTAGATTTTACTTTAGGTCTGATACTAGTAGTAACCAAGATGGATGGGATATAACCTTGCAGCCTAATACACCTTATACATCAAGTACAGAAGCTGTAGCGGAAGGAACTACACTATATTTAGATAATTCAGATTATACGAAAGTAACAACAGACGACACCTCTCAAATATTAGTGGGGTACTGTGCTTTTAATAACGCAGAAAACGATAGCATTTTTATAAGAGTATGACAATAATACAAGATAAAACGAACGATTTAATATTCTACGCTTCAAGCGGTTTAACTAACCCCTATTACTTAGTAAGGTTAGTGAATAG